AACCTGTAAGACATTAAATCCCGAACAAACAATCTCACAACGGGAGAATATGTTAAAACTCGCCAATGAGGTTGAGACATATAATCAGGTTGGAATGTGGGGTTATAATGTTATTGATATTATTCACTCGGTTAGGAGAGCACAAGCAATCAACTCCAACATTAAATCTGCGGGTCTAAAATATATCACCCAATACATTGATGCCGAGGCTGAGGATCGTGTATATATCTCTCACGAGAATATTGGTGAGATGTATGCTAAAAAGGATGAATATTGGTTAAATGTTAAAAACGGAAAGTATAAGAAGGCAGATAATCCTGCGTTTGATGATTTGGATGAACGTTTTCCCGGTACATACATAAAAGTAGAAGGTGATGAAATCGTTGAGAGATACCTTGACGATGACTTGGAGGAAACTCTATTGGTGGATGATGAATTCAACCAAGGGACGTTTCTTCTGGCATCAATGGTACCAACAACATATGAGAGGGTATCAACAATGGGAACGGCAACATTATGGAGAATGATAATGCTTGCTTGGTCTTATAAACATAAATTGGCAATACCCCAAAAAGAATCAAAGAGAGAATTCGTAGGAGGGTTATCACGACTACTAAAGGTCGGATATTCAAAGGATGTTCTTAAGTTGGACTTTTCATCCCTATATCCATCCATTCAGTTGGTTCACGATGTATTTCCTGAATGTGATGTAACGGGAGTAATGAAAGGGCTTTTGGCTTATTTTAGAAGTACCCGTATTATGTACAAGAACTTATCTTCCGAATATAAAAAGATTGATAAGAAAAAGTCATTATCGTATGACAGAAAGCAGTTACCGATTAAGATTTTCATTAACGCCTTCTTCGGATCGTTAAGTGCTCCATTGGTATTTAATTGGGGTGATATTAATCAGGGAGAAAGGATTACATGTACGGGTAGACAATATCTTCGTCAGATGATTAGTTTCTTTATGAAGAAAGGATATACACCACTTGTAATGGACACGGATGGGGTTAACTTCTCGTTACCTGATGGTGGAGTAGATGATAGGGTTTATATCGGTAAAGGTCTTAATTGGTTGGTTAAAGAGGGTAAAGAATATCGTGGTTATGATGCTGATGTTGCCGAATATAATGATTTGTTTATGAAAGGTGAGATGGGATTGGATTGTGATGGAACTTGGAAGTCCTGTATAAATCTTTCTCGTAAGAATTACGCAACATTGGAAAACAATGGTAAAGTTAAGTTAACAGGTAACTCCATTAAATCAAAGAAACTTCCGATATATATTGAGGACTTTCTTGATAAGGGTATTAAGATGTTACTTGAAGGTAATGGTCAGGAATTTATTGAGTGGTATTACGAATATCTACAAAAAATATTTAACCAAGAGATACCACTTAAAAAGATTGCCCAAAGAGCGAAGGTAAAAATGTCTATTGACGATTATAAAGTTAGGGTAAATTCTAAAACTAAGGCGGGTCACGCTATGAGTAGAATGGCGTACCTTGAATTGGCAATACAAAATAACATTAAAGTTAATTTGGGTGACGTTATCTATTACGTTAATAATGGTACTAAATCATCTCACGGGGATGTTCAAAAGAAAGGTGATGGGGTTATTATAAATTGTTACTTATTGGACGCTAATGAATTGGAGAATAATCCTGATATGTTGGGTGAATATAATGTTCCGAGAGCAATTACCACATTCAATAAGAAGATTGAACCTTTATTGGTCGTATTTAAAGACGAGGTAAGAGAACAATTATTAGTTACCGACCCTGAGAACAGAGGTATTTTCACCAAAGAACAATGTGAATTGATTAATGGACAACCAATTGATATTGGAGACCAAGATGACTTGGAGGAAGTTATGTCAATGTCAGAAGGTGAAGTTAAGTTTTGGGATAGGATTGGGGTTTCACCTGACTATATGTATGAACTCGCAGAAGAGGGGTGGGAAGAATTTGTCTAAGACATTTTTAACCCATCACTTGATGTGATATACCAAGTATCTAACACAAAATAAAACTCAGCACAGGATTCGGCATTTAAAGTCATTTCATCATACACACCATCTATCTTACCAAGATCTGGTATAATTAAAGTGTTTGTTAATGATTTAATTCTTATATGGTCTGTGGTTACTGAGTTTAATTTTATTTTACAAAAATCAATATCTTTCACAACAATTAAACTCTCCCCATTGGTAGAGTAATTATCTTCCGATATTACGACAACTTCGGAGGTTCTTACAATCCTACCACCAACTACTTTTTCTCTTGGTATTGATCTTAATATTGCCATATTAAATTACATATAAAGGTCTTGGGAACGCTCTGAATTTTAATTGTTTGTTTAGATTCTCAGACATTAGAGCTTCCCTCTCCATAACTTTTTCAGGTTTCAATCTTGTTAACCTACCCTCAGCACCAATTAATTCCTCTATTAATTTAGTTTTTTCGTCTTTCGCTTCGGTTGCCAAAGATGTATAATCTAAGGTTAATTCAGAATCGGGTGTTTTAAGATTACCACTATATTTACCTCTGATTCTTGCCAATGTTTCTTTAACATAAGCAATAAACCATCTTCTTACCCATTGTTTGGAGGGGTTATTTAAATCCGCCCAAGATAATTCATCAAAAGGGACATCAGATGGTAATTTAATAATATCGGGGTTATCCTTTAAACATTTGTCTCTGTCAGCACCTTCTGTTTCATAATACCAATACCAAATTTTACCTTGTGTCATCTGAGCGTTACCGAAGTCAAACTTACCACCTGGAGTCTGCATTAAGTGAATAGCCTTCTTACCATCAGGAAGTGCGGTTATTCTATATGTTAAATCACCGGCAATAATTCTTCTTTGGATATTAACCTCCTGCATTCTAAGTAACATATCAAATACAGGTGTCATAAAGTATGAACCACCGGCAGTCCCCATTTGAGCAAACCCACCTGAACCACCTAATCCACCTGAACCTAATCCACCGAATGACCAAGGATCGAAGAAAACATTATTAAGTGTTGATGGTGTAAACCATAACAATTCATTTATTTCTCTACCCGCAGGTATTTCATATATTTGTTGGTGTCTAACTAATTCAATATAATCTTTCTTTAACACCCAATCACCACCGGCTTGTAATCCTACAATCTTAGAATATGCAAATGTGTATCTAGTTTCCCAATCTAAACTTTTGGTAATCAATGCTCTTGATAGAGATTGAGTATCTAAATTTAAGTTATATAAAGATGTCCATTGTGACTCAATTAGCCAATCCTGAACATACTGCCCATAATCCTGAATTGAGAAATCCATTAAGGAGTCCATCTGCTCGTCTTCAATCTCAACCGATCTAACGGGAGCACCCAAAAGGTGTTTAACTTGTGTAAATATTTTGGTTCTTTCCGGTTCTGGTATAGTTGCCATAAAAATAGTTTTCTATAAATATCTTTATTTGGGATAAATTAATGAACTTTCACTAAAAACAAAATTACCTCCAATTATTTTAGTTTTATCGTTATTAAATATTAACATATCATTGTTATATTTTATGAATATTAATAAATCTGTTTTGTATGATTTAACATTGGCGGTTCCGAATATGGTGTATTTACCATCCTTATTTGTGTAACTTTTAAATGGTTTAATCTGAGCCGTTTGTTTTTTACCATCAACCATTATCTCAGCATCAATACCACCAATCATATCATCCTTATCACCTAACTTACCAACTTTGATAACATTCTTATCGCCGAATATCTTTTTTAAATTAACGACGGTCTTATCCTCTCTCTCATCACCCAATTTATTATTTTGTGATAAGGTTGATAATATATTTTGAAATGTTTTTGATTTGGTTGCGAATATTCTGAATTTAAATTGGTCAATAATACTGACCATTCTATTAACTTCGTCAATTTGTTTCTTTGGTGTTTGACCAATTAAATCTAATGTTGGTTGATTTAAAGATGATAATAACTTGTTTATATCTTTCATTAATATACAAAAACAAGAGTAGTTGGTATTCATTTTGTTTAAAACAGATCTACCTTCTCCTTCTAAGTTATAGACGCCTGACATTTCACCACCACCGGATTCACCCCTTTCATAGTAATTCTCACTAAAAACACTCTTAAGTGCCGAATCAATACCGGCTCTATATATTTGTTTTATTATGGGATTGACATTGAATATGAATCTAATTGCCTCATTGTCCGATTTTGAACAAGATTCCGATACTGACTCAGTAATAACCTGTCTTAACATAGTTGTTTCATTAATTTTTGAAAATACCTTCATTTCAAATAATCTATTTACGAATTCCCAATTAACCGCTTTCCAAAAGTTCTTAATATATTCGTCTTTTTTGTTTCTATATTTTAAATAATAGGCGTGTTCCCATAAATCTAACCCCAATAAAGGATAACCACCACTATCAATAATATTCATAAGTGGATTATCTTGGTTAGGGGTTGTCATAATTTTAAGAGACCCTCTCTTGGTTAAAACTAACCAAACCCATCCACTACCAAAATTAGTTTTTGATTTAGTTTCAAATTCGGTTTTAAATTCTCTAAACGACTTAAAATCTTTTTTGATTTTTGCTAATATCTTACCACCACATTTCTGTTCGGTTGGGGATAGCATCTTCCAAAAAAGAGCGTGATTAAAAGCACCACCTGCGTTATTTCTAATTGTCTTGTCAAACTTATTAATTGTTCTGACAATCTGTTCTAAATCTAAGTCGCCATAGTTTTTCTTACTAAGTGCATCATTTAGTTTATCAACATAACCCTTATAATGTTGATTATAATGGTAAGACATTGTTTCAGGATCTATGAATTGTTTTAAGGCTGAGTAGGAGTAGGGTAATTTCTCTATTCCTATTTTTTTCATTTCATTTAAAAAAAGTATTTCGTTTTTCGTGTCGTTTTGATCCTTTATCTTCTCTGTTAATATTTTGATTTTGTTTTCTATTTTTTTCATATTTTAAAATTACATATGATTTATGTAATTAACTATAAATATCCGGTAATCTTTAAATTACCCAATATTGTTGATTGAATTGAGCATCTCCTCAACCAAATCCCCTCTGTTGATATTGTCACCCATAACTGTTTCAAAAATTCCTTTCTTTTTAATTAACATATCATAGATAACACCCTCTATTGTATTTTCAAAAATGGGGTAATATACTAACACATTATTCTTTTGTCCGTAACGATATGCTCTATCCTCCGCCTGGCTATGGTCAGACGGAACAAATGATAAATCATTCATAATAACAACCTCTGCGGATGTTAATGTAATACCAACACCTGCTGCTTTAATGTTACCACAAAACACCATTATCTTTTCGTTATCCTGAAAGTCATCAACCGCCTTTTGTCTTCCAAATTTTGATGTGGATCCATCCAAATATACAGATTGTTTTCCAAAATGTTCGTGTATTCTCTTTAATGGTTCGGTGAAGTTACTAAAGATGATAACTTTCTTACCTTGCTCAATAATATTTTCGGCTAGTTCTATTGTTGATGATACTTTCTCATCGGCGATGGTCTGTCTAACCTTCATTAACTTTGAAAATTGTATTGTTAATGATGATGACTCCTCCTTATTGTTGTTATACCAATCGTAATACTCACCCATTAACTCCTCATACATCTTTGATTTTAATCTCAAATACACAGGATTAATTAATTTGTCAGGTAAGTCCAACACATCAGTTTTTAACCTACGAAGTATTTGTTTTGATGTTCTGTCTCTTAATTCCTCTAAATTGGAAGCCCCTGAAACATTCCAAACCTTTCTT